TTCTACTGCTTTTATAGTAATATTACTATTAGTACTAAAATTATCAAATTGTGTTATATTGTTATCTGTTTGGTATTGGTTAATTGTTCCCGAAACAATTCTTTTTTCTACCACGTAATCAGACGGTCGCATTATATTACTAGCATTAGTAACATTTAAAGATTTTTGCAGGGTCTCATATTCTGTCCAAGTAATATTATTTTGTATATTAACATTTACAGATATGATACTATTCATATCTAAACTATCAATACTAATTACTGGATAAACTAAAAGAGGAGTTCTTGTGGAAGATTCAGATTGAACACTTCCGGCAGTGATGTTATAACTTTCGTCACCAACTTTTTCTAATTTAGTTCCTTGTCCCTGCACTCCTACTACAAACTGGCTATTTGGGCTAATGCTAAAATCTCCAGATGTAATAATTGCGTTGTCTATTTTAAAGGTTGCACTACCAGTTTGTACATACATATCAAAACTGGTTAATTGCTCATTGTTTAATCCTGAGAGTAAATCAATGATAGGACTTTCGTCTTTTTCTTTTGTCAATGGGACTGTGAAACTAAAATCGACTGCGTTGGCAGAAGTTATAGTTGCTCCCTCGAACATCTTTGTTTGGTCGTGCAAAGTCTTTACTGGGTACGAATCTTGCGCAAATGTTTGAGAAAAGTTTAAGGCAGAACTAGTATAAATTCTATGTTTTACACTTGGACTGCCATAAACTATAAATAGCTTACTCTCCTTGAGGAAACTATATGACACTAGATTTAACTAATGCCTGTTTCAGCTTGTGAACCGGTCGCTAAATAACCTGTCTGTGAATGCACAGTTTGTCCGATGTATTTTACTGATAATTCATCACCTTTTAATAGTGTTGAACCGTTAGCAGCAAATTCTACTGAAGCAGAGATTAAATCTCCAACTTCGATTGTTGGCACAGTTAAATGAGCCCTAGGCATTGAGAATCCTACACCTGCTGAAGTAACCTTAGTTCCATCGAAACCAAAGTCTCTAAGTCCAAAACTACCTGCTACATCTGAAGAACCTACTTGACTTGTATCAAAAGCTACACCCATGAATAATCTCATATCAAATGAGTTAGATACCATGTCTGTTGCAGCTGCTAAGTCTGAAAGTAATTCGTTAGAACCATTATCTTTATTATCAAGATACATTGTTAAAGAACCATTTACTACTCTAGCACCTGTGAAAGAACCGATTGGTTTATCCACAATACCGATAGTTTCTGGTGTTACGTAAGTAACGTTATTAGCGATTGTTAAACTTCCGCCAGTAATGTTAATTGCATAATTTTTAGCGTCAAGACCTTGAGAGGCTTTACCACCACCTTGTAGTGCTGTATTTAGATATAGAGAAGATAGTTTGTTTCTTAAGTAGTCAGCGTCACTTGGACCTGTTGTATCTACGTAAGAGAATTCTTCTGTAAAGGAATCGTGGTCAGTAGCTGTTTGAGTATTAGTATTTAATGTAGCTAATGCTATATCACTTCCTGTGAACTCAGTTGCTTTTGATGGGTCTTCCATTCCTTCTTCGACTTGGTCAATAGTAGTAGCATTACCAGACCATGTAATCTGTGCTATACCATCGATTGAAAAGTCGATTTCTGCTTGGTTAACCTGTGCTTGGTTTAACCTATATGTTGTGTTTTCTAGTGCAAAATATATACTTAATTTCATAAGTTCGTGAACGTCTGAATTTTCAAAAGTACATAATGAACCTTTTTCAGTAGTCTTAGTAGTGTTTACACCAGTTCCTGCTGTTGTTTGCGCTGTTGCTTGAGCTGCTGCATCGCCAGTAATAAACTGACCAGGAAGTGCTGTTCCTGATAGTGCTGCCCACATAATGTTTTCAACACAGTCAAATGTAGTAACTGCTCTATAACTTGCTGCTCCATGCTGGAATGGTCGTACATAAGTACCGAATGACCATTCTGCAGGTGGTAAAGAATCATTGAATCTTTTTGAACCCCTGTTTGGTGCTGCACCAGCTTCTGATATGGTTACGTCAGTTGAGTCACTTCCTTGTGAGAAACTGTACCCATCTAGTACACCAAGTCTGAATGTGTTTGCGTCACTTTCATTTCCTTTGAACAATCCTGTTCCTATTCTTGAGCCATCTACAGTTGTTGTTCCTGTTACTGCTGTAACTGTGAATACAAAACCTGTGCCTGAGCTATCAGTTCCATGGTCCGCGGCTGTTACTGCGTCTCCGTTTGCCATAGTACAAGTTTCATTAACTGCGAAGCCAAAGCCTCTGAAGTTGTTTGGCATAGCTACTGTTAGTACGCCCCCACTTCCATTTACTGATTTAACAATAAATTTACAGTCTTGTCCTACTGCACTGGTCGCTGCATCACTCATTGTTATAATATCACCTACAACGTAGCCTGAACCTGCTGTAGTTATTCTTCCGTTTTTGATACCTCCAGTAGCACAACTCCATTTACTGAGCTGACAAATACCTTGGTATTTCTGGATAGATTTAAAGCCATTGCTTTCTCCTATTTTTTATACTTTGAAAGTACGTCGCTAGATGTTTATCAGCGTTTGTAATTTCTTTTTAATACCTACACTGTAAAGTTACTTCTCCGATTCCTAGAGGTTTTAATACTCCTTCATCGGTAGACATTGAACTCACAGTTAAGGAAGTTGTTGTTAATGTTGGATTGACAGTATCGTCATACACCAACATATCATTGTCGTCTACTACTTTTTCGATGTCTTCCATCATTAAAGCTAAGACTTCTTGAGGGTCTTCTTGATTTTCGACATAAACTCTTACATCTAAAGTCAAGAATCTCCACTTGAATCCGCCCGGTTGATACTCTCTAGTTTCATCTCCAGCTACCACGCATAATTTCGGGTACTCTGTGATTTCGTCTAAAAAGACCATTCCTGAATGAGCGTTTTCAAATATGTTTGAATTGAAAGGGTGGTTCCCATCAATTAGTTTTAATTTATTTACTAGTGCTTCTACTACTTTACTTCTTGCTGTTCTATAAGTATTTGACATTAAACTCTCCTAGTAGTTAATTGTGTTATTTGGAACATTTCTAGTGCTAATCCTCTTATACTTTTTGAGATTAAAGGTTTAGGATTATATCCTGAAGGCCAGCGTTTATTTCCGCCTGGTTCAAAAGTTTCATAAGGGTTTAATCTATATGAGTACTTAACTAATAATGTTTTTGCTGCAGGGGTAATATTTTCTACTATAGCTGAGTTGCTAAACCTGCCTGTTCTATTAGTCAGTGCTGGTTTCCCCATGTTTCTTCTTACTTGTGCAGGTAACCTTTTGTTAATTGCATTCTTTATTTTTAAAGACATAGCTACTTGATTGGCGAACTGCTCAGGGCTTGTGCCCTGTCCTTTTTCGGTAGGGGTGGACTTAGTATTTGTTACACTGCCCATATGCCCTTTATGAAATCCTAATCCTGTTATGTTTTGTTGGTAGGTATTCATCTCTCTTTTCTTACTACTTACCTTATTCGTTTTTTTAGTGCTTCTTAACTTTTTAAATTTAGTCATGTTCTTAGCTTTACGACTATTGTACATATTAGTTTTAACTTTAGTATGTATTATAGATGAAGCAACCATGTCTATCATACTAGGAGAGCCTGGTCGTTTCATAAACTCGTCAGACTTTACATCATTTTTTGCTGCTGCTGCTTTTTCAAAGAACTCTTTTCCAGCTGCTTTCTCTCTAGCTTGGTCTGACCTATTAGAAAAAGCGCCCTGTATTTTATATTCAACTACATGTGATTTAGATATAAGACCATTTTGGTCGAATGCTACAGCCTCTATAGCTCCTAGCTCTCCTGTTTGCAGGTTAGAAATTTCTTTTTCTAAAACTGCTCTTTCTGGCTTGCTTAGTATAAAATCTCCAGCTTCATTTTTCTTATCTTTAAGAGAGGTAAGTTCTCCTAACATTAATCCAGCTTGACCTGTTTCTGATAAACTGTGTACGTGGCCAATGTCTGCTGGTGCTCTTGGATTTCCGTCCTTCTTTTTTGACCTTGCTATGAATAAGTCTCTGTATTCGCCATTAATTAGGTCAGTACATATCTTATCATTTATCTTTTTTACTTGTTGAAAGTTTCTTACAAATATAGCATTTTTATTTTTCTTAATCTGTTTAGGAGATGCTTTTGCTGTTCCTTCTTTTTCAGTTCGGTCAATTTTTACTATAAGAGTATTGCCACTGTTTGATAATGTGGTAAGTATTTTATTACTTTTTGCTTCGTTTCGCCAACCTTTTAATACTTCTGCTGACAACTTTTCCATACGTTTTTTCTGTGTTTGTGTTGGTTCTACTCCATTATTGTCTTGTTTGTAAGTACCTATCAAATCTTGTAAATAATTATCTGAATTTATTTCGACAGTACAAGTTGCTCTATCAAGTATCTGTGTTCCTACTTGCACCCTGTCTTTTACTTTCTTCCCGTCTTCGTCAATGTATGAATTGTAAACTCCATTAATCATATCTTGGAGATTCTTAGTTGCCATTAACTATACAATTTATACATATCTAGTATTCTTTTGATATGGTCTGGAAAACCTATATTGCCATTTAAACTGGAAGATAGTGGGTTTTCTACACTTGCTCCAGATATAGACATTCTTTCTTTTCTTTCATCTTTCATGTAGTACTTAATTAAATCAAATACTGCTAATTTTAAATCATCGGGGGTACTTGTATACCCTGCTTTGTATGTTACCTTTACGGATTTCATACCTTTAGCCCAGTACTTAGTACCAGTGCTAGTTGTTCGTGTAATACTATCAGATTCATCATCTACTATATATTCATACTTTCCACTATTATCAGAATTTTCTGTAATAAGTGTAACATATGAATCAGCTTGAGTTGTTCTTTCTTCTACTGATACAACCTGTATTAACGGAGATTCTTCTAGGATTATAGTATCTACTAGAGAATCTTTTATATTTATATATTCGACTTTATTAGTGCTAGCATAATCAATAAGAGCACTCCCGCAATAAGTCTTAACGAGTTGGGAAACGCTATCTATGACAACATTTATACGAGCATCATGTTCGAGACTTTTTAAGCCTGCGAAGTCTTTGTACTGCTGTAATGTTACTAAATCTGCCATATATATTTTCCCTTAAAAGTGTGGTGGAGTTGCCCCCACCACGTGATTTCAATAAAACTATTAACTAGCTTTATACTGAAGTGTATGACACGCTGTTGAAGCATCGATAAGGTCTGTAAAACCTAGTCTTTGCGAAGCGACTAATACT